TTATTTTTATATAATTTAAAGTATAATATTTTTCATGAAATCAGAATCAGATTTACAAATACTGCTATCAAAAACTATCTTGACAACATATAAGATTTTTTAATATAATAAAAACATGGATGAAAACAAGAATAAGGTTATTAATTGATATGAGCGATGCAGGCAGGCCAACTAAATACAAAGAAGAATATTGCGACGAATTAATATCACATATGGAGAGAGGCTTGTCCTATGAGTCTTTTGCTGGATACATAGGCGTTTCAAAGCAAACTATATACGATTGGGAAAAAGCAAATCCAGAATTTCTTGACGCCAAAAAAATTGCTTTTGAAAAATGTAGACTCTTTTGGGAAGAACTAGGCATAGATAATATTATAAGTCAGTCATCATCTTCCAAAGATTTTGGTAGTGAAAGCAAGTCGCTAAACTCTACTGTTTGGATTTTTAACATGAAAAATAGATTTCCAGAAGAATGGCGTGACAAAGTTATTCAAGAAAAGACTGGCCCTAATGGCGCACCTCTTGATAACAAAATAACTGTTCAATTCGTTGGCGTACCTAATCAGGATAGCGAACCTGAAAATAATAATCAAAAACAAGATGAGGTGTGAAATGTTAGAAAAACTAAGAAACGTAGACGGTGTGATTATAATGGATGATTTGAGAAACCAATATCCTGATGATTAAAAAATTAATATGTTTTTATATGAATTTTAAATACAGAAAATCATTGTTAACTAACCATTGTGAATTATGCAAATACAGAATTAACAAAAAAAATATAGCTAAAAAAGCTTGTTGTAAATGAAAATACAAATACCTAGTATCTTTTATCCATTGTTTGAGCCTAAGAGAATAAAATCTCTATCTGGCGGGAGGGGATCCCGGCAAGTCCGAAACAGTTGCAAGATATTTATTAATAAAAGCAATCGAGAAAAAAGGGCGTGCGTTATGCACAAGAGAATTACAAAAATCTACTGCTGAATCTGTTTACAAGACCTTAAAGGATATTATAATCGCATATGAGCTACCAAACTTTGTATTACAAAAGGGATATATATACAACAACAGGACAGGATACGACTTTGTATTTGAGGGCATCAGAAACAACGAAATGGCCCTTAAATCAATAAAAGGAACTACTCACTGCTGGTGTGAAGAAGCACACTATCTGACAAAAGACTCTATCCAAGTATTAGAACCCACAATCAGAGAGCCGTATTCAGAAATTATTTATACCTACAACCGGCTTATGCAAGAAGATCCAATTTATGTAGAACATGGACCAAATTCAAATCCAAATATAGTATGGTTTAATCACAGCACCTGGCGTGATAACCCTTTCTTTCCGGAAGTCTTAAATATTCAAAGATTAAAATGTAAAAAAGACAATCCTAATGATTATCCTCATATCTGGGATGGCGAACCAAAGAGCTTAGGCGGTTCTATGTATGATGTAGATTGGTTTGAATGGACTGAACACATTCCTCAAGAAAAAGAATATGACTATAGATTTATAGTCGCTGATACCGCATACAAAGATAAACAATTAACAAAAGATGAGAAATTAACAGATCCAGATTACCAGGTGTTTGGTTATTTTGGAGTGAAAAATAATAAGCTTTATTGGATTGACATGATAAGAGCACAACTGCAAGCTGTAGATGTTGAAGCATGGTGTAAACCATTTATCTTACCAAAACTAACATATGGTTTTAGGTATGTATGGGTTGAGCCGAAAGGACATGGTATATATTTAAATCAACAATTTCCAAGGATTAAACCTAAATCCATACCTGTCCCGGAAGAAGATGTATTAAAAGAAATGATGAAAAGAACGCTTGACAAGGTCGAAAGGGCATCTAATTCAATAGCCATGATTGACAAGCTTGACAAAAACGTTATAATTAATACGGGCATGGGAGAAGATAAGATAAAAGCAATTCGTGAAGAATTAATATTTTTCCCTCATGGCGTTCATGACGACACAGAAGACGTATTATGTGATGCCATAAAAATAGCACTTGGAGAAGAAGATAGAGTTTCAGGACTTAGGCAACTACTAGGCAAGGTAGGTTAAACAATGTCAAAAGGCAAATATAAAAATAAAAACAGAATACATCAGAAAAATACTAACGAAAAAGGCTTTGATAAAATACAAGATAGCAACGTGCCTATAGATAGTCAGGAGTTTCTATCAGTACCAAAGAAATTTGTTGATAGCAGCATTAAGCCAGTAAGCGATAATTTGGTTAATGTAATGACTACCGCAGCACATAGGCACCGGGATGTAACAAACCCGGCAAACAACTTTTACGAGACAGTTACAAGGCTTGACTATCATCAACTTGAAAATATCTACATGTCCGAATGGGTGGCAAAAAAAGCTGTTGATTTACCTATTGATTTTATGTTTAAAAATGGTTTTAACATAGTTATCGACGGTGAACAGGAAAGCCAGCTTGAAAAAGATTGTCTTGAATATTACAAAAAGCACAATATTGAAAGACGTTGGAAAGAAGCGATAAGGCATAAAAAAATTTATGGTGGCGGTATCATATTTCCTAAAGACAGATTTCAAAATCCGATTGAGCCTTACGATTGGGAAAGCTTTAAGGGACGTGACATTGAGTGGATTGTTAAAGACGTTACGTACATGGCTATCACCCCTTACATCGAGATTGTATCAGACCATTATTTTGAACCGCACAGAATAATCATGGCTGGAACAACCATACATGCTGATAACTGCATAATGTTCAGAGGTTTACAGCCCCCTAAAAGGCGTATTCCAACATTTAGATATTTTGGTATGTCTATTTACCAGATTATATTTAATGCCTTGATTTCAGACTCTTATGTGTCAAAGGGCATAGTAAATATGATTTATCGGGGCAATATGAAATATTATCGCCTTAAAGGATTTGAACAAACAATCAAACAAGGTGGCGGTGATTTAATCCTTGAACGTATTGGGCTTATGGAAGACGGAGCTAGTATTATGTCCGCTGGTTTGCTAGATGCTGAGGACTCAGTAGAATTTGTACAACAATCATTTGCTGCCCTTGATAAAATAGATCACAGAAGTTTGACAAGGCTTGCTGCTGCAACAGGTATACCAAGTATAGTATTACTTGGACGTATGCCAGAAGCAACTGGTCTAAGTAGCAGCGACGTTGGAGAGCTTGAAAACTTTTACAATTACATAGAAAACGAACAAATGGACGAAAAGTTAAACGGAACTAAAATATTCGAAACTATCGCTTATATTCTAACAGGTAAACCGCAGGAGATTGATTTTGAGTTTAACTCCCCGGCAAATATCAATCCTAAAGTTCAAGCTGAAACTGACAAAATTGTACTAGAAAACATGCAAGCTCAACAAAGTTTAGGCATACCAGATGATGTCATAATTGATTACGGAATTAAAAACGGACTAATATCAACAGAGCAAGCTGCCAAAATAACAGAACTTAAAAATGAAATGTTTGCAATGGCTGAATTTGAGGCTGAAAATGACAATCAATCTGAAACAGATAGCACTCAAAAAGAATAATAGAATTAGAAAATTTAAAGTTATCAAGACAAGCGAATGGCTTGAAACCGAATACTACAAGTACTTACGGGCAATGAGTAATTTTATTAAGCAAAGGTTCTTAAAGCTTGCAATACCAGGAATGAAAGCCGATAAGAACAAATGGCAGGACGAAAGTTATTCAGCAAAACTTGATAGATTAATAAATCAAATCACAAAAGAAACCGAAACTTCTTATTCAAAAGTTAATATGACACGCTTTGTTAAGCAAATGATACTTAAAACAGACAAGTATCAATTTACTAAATTTAAAAGTGCTGCTGATTACGGATTCGGACTTGATATTTCAGATTTACCGGATTTTAAGGGATATAAGCAGTTTATTAATTCTTCTATCGAAAAAAACATATCAGAAATTAAATACCTAAGGACTGAAACCTTGCACAGACTTGAAATGTCATTAAGAACTTCAATCCAAAAAGGTAAATCCATATCTCAAGTAACCAACGAAATCATGGCCACCGGACAGATAACGCACAAAAGAGCTGCTCTGATAGCCAGAAATGAAATAAAAAACCTCACCTCTGCCTTGAATGCAAAACGTGCAATGAACGCAGGAATAGAGCTTTACGAATGGCAGAATGCAGGGGATGAGAGAGTCCGGGGTAATCCGCATGGGCATTATCCGAAAGCTAAACCCTCACATTGGATCATGGAAGGACTTTATTGCAGATACGATAATGACAATGTGTATTCACCAGACAAGGGAAAAACGTGGAAAAAACGGACTGCATTAATGCCTAAAGGG